GTGCCTGAGAAAATTCTTTATTATTTACATAGTGTTGTGGTTTACGTTTCATTATATAGTTATAATATATTATGTATGGAATATGTCAATACCTTATTTTAGGTTTGACAAAGCGTTGACAATTTGGTATAATTGATTTGTTCGAAAGAAAGAAAAGATCAGTTATTCTCAGGTTTCCAATTCATTCTGTTTTTATATGGCTTGTTGACATTAGAGTCAAATGCATCAAATAAGTTATTTTCCTCTTCAAATCTTTCTATTTCTTCTTCAAGTCTATCATTCTTCAATTTGTTTGCAATGATATATCTAAGATAGTCACACTTTAGTGCGAAGGGTGCCTCCGTTCGAGTTACAATGGCTTTTGTATTTAATTCTGTTACATTATCCATATCCCCAATAGTGTAAATTCCAAATTTAAAACCATAATAAGTTCTTTCTAATTTGGCAGGTAGTACAATATAGGTTATGTCATGTTGTTCTTCATAGTCTACTTCTTCTGCAATAATATAAGAACCATCTGTAAGATGATAAGTATGGACTTCTGTTTCTTCAATGTTATCAAAGATATCTAGTGGATCGCTCATATGTTTATTGAATGGATGTTGTATTTGAAATTTTCTTTATCATAAATCTTAACTCTTGAAATAGCATGATTTAGTGTATAATTCTTTCGAGACTTCCAAGATAAATCATCCGCAATATCATAAACAACTGTTCCTTGTCCATTATTACTTTTTCGTAAACCCCTTCCTATGGATTGCAGAACTCGTATTTGTGATTTTGTGGGTGAAGCAAATATAATATTATTTAGGGATTTTATGTTTATACCTGTAGAGAATGTTCCAACAGATGCAACTATTATTGCATTCTTTTCTTGCTCTGTGATCTCTCTGATCTTTTCTCTTTCTTCTGCATTTACAGAACCAGATACAAAGAAAATCTTTCTATTTTTAGCGCGATCTCTTATCTGTTTAAAAAGAGGCTCTCCATGCTTCTTAACAAGATTATAAAGGACAAGTGAATTACCTTTCTGATCAAGTGCAAGATTGGCTATGAATCTATTTCTTTTTTCATGTGATACCAAGAAATCAATCTCTTCTGCGTATTTCTTTTTACCAAATGACTTTCTCGTCTCATCACTATATTTAAGAACAAGCGCTTCTATCTTCAGATCGGCAAGAGTATTAGAATCAATGAGTGTTTGTGTAGATGTTACTTTATAAACTGGCCCAAAATTACCGACGAGTGTAAGTTCATTTACTTGTCCACCATCTAATGTTCCAGTAGTACCAACTCTCATATCAGCCAAGGATAATCGACTCATGATTGTAGTAAGTGATTTAGCCTTAAATGTATGAGCTTCATCTCCCACCACGCAACCAAATTGTTGAAACCATATCTGATTTAATTTAATAGCAGACTGCCATGTAGTAATTACGACAGACTGTTCAAACTGTTTTTCTTTACCCGAATAGATTCTATGCACATCTTCTTCAACATCAAACTCTGGATCATCAGATGAATAATCTGCAAAGTCTTTATACATCTGTTCGACCAATGATGTAGTAGGTACAATGATAATAACCTTCTTATCCATTTCCTCCGAGAGATAATATCTCATCAACATATAAATGATAAGAGACTTGCCCGAACCAGTAGGTGAAACTAATATTGATCGACCATTATCTGTCGCAAACTCAACCGCTTTATTCTGATAGTCTCTTGCTTCAATTGGTTTTCCACCAGCACACAATGAAAGACTATCAAAGAACTCTTTATCATAAGAGTATCGATTATCTATTTCAGAACTAAGACTTACATTATAACCTCTGTCTTGACCGAATCTAAGAATCTCATCTTTAAGACCGTAAGGTATTGTCTTGTTCATTAAATTATAAAGACGGATTTTTCCATCCCATAATTTATTTCGATAGGCAGGCATAAACTTATATCCATCCGCATAGAATGTAAAGTATTCCGAGAGTTCTCTAAGAACCCCAGAATCTTCCGATGCTACACTTAAAAAAGATTCGCTCTTCTTTGACAGATATATAGTTTCATTCATTACATACCAGAAGTAAACTTACGAAATTCAATTATATTCTTGATATGTGAATGTCTCCACCTAATGTTATTCATTATCTCCTCAAGAGTATCAATAATTGATTTCTGATAATCAATGCCTGCTTTTACTTTTACCAAATCTTCATCAGTTTCGTAATACATACTCATCTCTGATTTTAATGGTTTGGTCATACCTTGGAATGGATCATAAGCCCATCCTCTTTCATCCATATCGGATTTAGTCATTTTACCTGTATAGTAAAGCCACTTATCCTTCTTTATTTTCTCTAGATCAAACTCTTTCTTTTTCAATTGTAGTTTTGAAAGAGAATATATTTCGAGATATTTGGCGTGCAACTTTGATGTCTTTACAGTATCTTCATCAAGTGCGCTATCATCAATAACAGAATCTATCTTCCAAGATTCCAAAATTTCATTTAAACTCATCATATAAGTTTATTTATACAAACTTAAACTCATCATACCTGAATTCAACCGCGGCCTGCAGGTATTCAACATCTGTTGATTGTGTAGAGAATTCCAGAGCCGCAACACTTGTGCAGAATAGATTCTTAAATTGGATTTGTTTATTTATGTTTTGATGATTAGTAAGAATCACCAATGTCGCATCATACACAGTTGGTTTGCGAGAATCTCTATTTTTAGTAATCCAACTGTATAGTTCTTGATATACCATTAAATCTTCATCGATTGCTACTGTAAGAGATAGACCGCCAAATGTAACATCACCTGTAAAATATCCTTTATATTGTTTTACATTCCCTTCAACTTCACCTAAGGATAAATCTGGAAGGTTAGCTGAAACACAAAAGAATTCAAGATTAGATAGTTCTTCCCTATTGATAATAAGCTTAAATCCTGTGGGAGATAGGAAATTATAATTACTTGTTAGATTTGAATTTGCCATAAAGTTATTTATATAAAAAGAAGGGCCCCCTTGCGAGAGCCCTTCAAATTTTATGATAGTAAGATTAAATCTTAGCTAACGTTTGTGATTGTGAAATCACGGAAGTAAGGATTTAGATTATCCGAACCGACACCAGCATTAGAAGCACTATCTCCTTCTACTGATTCCACGAAAGGATTCTTGACCATGCCGTAGCGAGTCTTGAAACCAATCTTAGGTTGGAATGTAGTTTCATCAACTGCGCGAACCATTGTGAGTGGTACGTATGGGCAGTAGAATAGACCTGCATCGTATGGATTACTTCCACGATAACCTACAGTAGCAAAATCGCCTACTGCATAAGGATCAACATAGATCTTAAGGCTACCGTTAAGTGTTCCAGCGAATGTATTACCAGTTGCATCTACATTAAGTGCACCTTGTCCAGCGACACCGTAGTCAAGTTGACTTGCGGCTGCAAGAGCAGAAGCTACATTTGGAGATACGATAGCAAAGTTACCTTTACCACGACGTGTTTCAACAGAGATCTTGTTAGCTTCAACTTCTAATTGGAAGATAAGAGCCTTGAACTTCTCTACTGACCAGCGACCATCTGCGTGTACATCCAAGTCATATGTTCCTACAGGTGATTCGGAGATATTTTCAAGTCCAGTCTTTGCCTTAGCTCTGATTGTATTGATAACCTCGCGATTGATTTCTGCAAGAATTTCAGTTGATAGGATATTAGCAAGTTCGCCTTCAGCATCAAGACCATGAACAGCCTTGAGGTCTTGAGCAAGCTCCATTGTGTATTCAGCCTTTAGACCACGAGTCTTAGCTTCAACAGCGGCCTTCTCAATGGTGAAACCCATATCATTGAAGAAATCGCCTTCACCAGTTCCAGTTGCAACACCAGTTCCTACACCACCAGCTGTGGTAGCACCATTAGCAGAGAATGCAGTTGCAGGCTCGGTGATACCGAGAGCTTCTGGATCATTAGCAGTGATCTTAGTTTGCTGTGGAGAAGCAGAGAGATCGTTGTAGCGAGCCTTCATTGCGAAGATGAGACCAGTTGGGCCAGACATTGGCTGGACACCGGCTACATCATAAGCGATGAGATTTGGCATTGCACGACGTACGAGAGAAATAAGAACTGGATCGAAATTAGAAACAGCACTTACAGTTTGATTATTTTCAGAGAGGAAAGAGCTTTGTGCTCTTTCTTCTTGGAGAGCTTTCTCGGTATTTTCGAGAAGCTTTGCAGTGACGGCCCTTCTGTGCTCGTCTTGAAAAGCAGGAGCATCAGCGTGTTCTAACACTGGTTCCCACTTTTTGATATTTTCTTCTGTGTTAAACATATTAGTTATTTCCTATGTTGTTGTTTTTAGTTGGGATTATAGTTTTGATAGGGCATCGACATATGCTTTCATATGTGCAGGAACCACTTTCTTGGTTTCTTCTTCACCCTCTATGATTATTTCTGTGTCTTCAGAAGAACCCTCTTCAAGAGTTTCTTCTTCTTCTTTTGTTTCTTCTTTACCTTCAAAGATTGAATCCTTGACGACTGATGCTTTCTTAGCAAAAGATTCCTTCGAACCAAATTCAACACCTTCTAGAATAGATTCTAGTTTGTGTGATTCTGTTTCAGAAAGGTCCTCACTTAGTTCAGAGATGACAGCTGCTCTTTCGAACTCCTGTACCTTTTCTTGAAGAGAAGCGATTTCAGATTCAGCAGTTTCAAGTTTCTCAGCAGTTTCTTCAGAAACCGTTGTTAGTTCTACAACAAGATCTTGCTTTTCTTCTGGGACATCGATGTAATTCTCAACGAATACATCTTTGAGTGATGTCATGAAGTTTTCTGCGATTTCTGTACGAAGAGTGTTCTCAACTTGTTGAGTATTTTCTTCCATCCAGCTTTCTACAACGTAGGAAAGATAATCATCGATTCTTTCGATGAGGCTTTCACGAATGGTTTCAACTTCTTCATTCAGATCTGAGTTATATTTTTCTTCGAGTCTTTCTTGAATCTCAATGCTTCTTTCGGCAATAGTTGCTTCAAAAAGTGTTGCAGCTTCAGATTTAAACTCTTCTGTAAGAGAAGATTCATTTTGGAGAAGTGTATCAAGTGCTTCAGAAACCTTTTTAGCCTTAGCTTCTTTGGTTTCTTCTTCTTCCTCATCTTCATGAGCGCCTTCTTCTACTTCTTCTTCGTCCTCATCTTCATGAGCACCTTCTTCTTTCTTCTTCTTTTTAGAATGATATCCCTCTTCTATCTCTTCGTCTTCTTCTTCGTCCTCATCTTCATGAGCACCTTCTTCTTTTTCATCCTCTTTCTTCTTACCATGAGCCATTTCCTTTTTGGATTTGGCTTCGATTACAACTTCTTCAGACTCAGATTCTGTGGATTCTTCCATTTCTTCTTCATCTTCATCCTCTTCGACTTCATCTTCATCTTCGTCTTCCTTCTTTACGGCTTTCTTTTCGCCAAGGAGAATAGATTTGATAGAATCATCAAAGGAAGCTTCTTGTGCTTCTACTTTTTCAGAGACTTCTTCAGGTGTATCCTGTTCAAGCTCTTCATTAGTACTAAGCTGTTCTTCTGTGATATCCTCAATGATATCTTCTATTTCTTGTGTTTCTTCTGACATAGCTTTGTTTTATTAATGATTAGAGTTTGGAGAGGAAATCACTAAAGACTCTCTTTTGAGCTTCTGCAAGCTCTAAGCTAGTTGCTTTTTTAATTTCAGTCTCATATTCTTCAATTTGTTGAGGTTTCAGAATACCGTTTTCGTAAATCCATTCTACACCTTCCATAATTCCGTTAACGAATGCTTCTGGCGCACTTGGATCTTGTACGATATCAACTGTAGAGAGGATAAAATCACTCTTTACATATGATTTATTATTCTTATTTTCAACTGTTCCCATACCACGACTTGAGACACCCAACTTACATCCACCTTCCATAAGTCCTTTCACTATATTACCCATTGGTGTATTTAGTATGAGTGCCTTTCCAACAACATCATTACCTTCGAACTTAAGTTCGGTAATTCTGTGTGAAACTTTATCAAGGTTGATAGCGGGGCCTTCTGGGTGATTTAATTCACCAACGGCTCTGCCTGCATCAACCTGCTCCTTTACGTACTTATTCGTTGCACCTTCAAGTACTTCTTTAGGATAAATTCTATTATTGCGGTTTTGTTTCTCCGCCTGCATAAAAATACCTTCTATGAAAGTATTCTTATTACCTTTTTCATCTTTCTCAATGAGAAAGTCAAGGTCTGATTCTAAATGCTCTGTGATTAGCTTCATTTATTTTTCTTGAATGGATTGATTAAAGATATCAGATGCAACTGATACCCTTTTAATATCCTTTGCCTGATCAAATTTTGCCTTTAAGGCTGTTTCTACTGTTGAATGTATACTACTTTCATCATTCTTCACTATAGCATTAAAAATATCTTCTACTTCTTTCATGTTTCTATTTATAATAATTTGTACTTTTAGAGTATTAAACTCTAATATCTATTTTAGATTATGGAACCGAAAGACCTTATAGGTCTATATCCATATCATCTTCGTCGCCGCCTTCGTCTTTTATTTCTTGATCCATCTTATCAATGTCTTCATCATTTTGTTTGAGAATATTTCGACGAACCCAGGCTCTAGAATAATATTTGCCAACAAACTCATCCATCAAATTTATTGTTTCAATTCGCTCTTTGATAATTTCTGATTCTTTTAGTTCAGAGAAATAATTGTCTTCGATAAAATCAATGGCTATATCCTCTTGAATACTATTCCATTCTGCTTGTTTAATAATTCCTTTAAGAATCAGTTGAATTCTAAGAGCATCAAGTAGAATATAAGAAAATTTCTTTCTGAGTTTATCAATAAATTTTTGAAATTTAACTTCTTCGCGAGATACTTCAGATGGTCGACCAAAAGCATATCCAGTCTCTTGTTCAAGTCTTGCGATGGGAACATTAAGAGAACGATATAATTTCTTTTGGAAGAATAAAACATCATCGATCTGTCCTAGATTTTCACCACCAGGCAATGTTGTAATTTCGGTACCTCTTCCACCTTCTCTACGGGGCATATAGAAATCTTCCAACATAGACATATGTTTGCGATCATCTTTGATCTCGCCAGTTGA